CACAGTGCCAGACCCGGCCCTGTTCCTCACGATGAGCGTGGACACCCAAAACGACCGCCTGGAGTACCAAATCGAGGCCTGGGGGCCGGGCATGGAGCACTGGGTCATCGACTACGGCAAAGCCTTCGGAGCACCCTCCATCCCAATCGGCCAGCCCGGCAGCCCCTGGACGGTGATTGACGAAATCAGGCGCACCCCCATCATCCACGCCAGTGGCCGCGCCCTGGCCATCAGCGCCTACGGCATCGACTCAGGTGGCGGCCACACCCAAGACGTGTACAACTACGGCAGCACCCGGCGTAACCTCCACTGCGTTGTGCTGCATGGCTCCAACCGGCCCAACAAGCCCATCATCAGCAGCGGCCCAAGCCGGGTGGACATTGATTGGGGCGGCATCCGCACCCCCGGCGGGGTGGAGCTGTGGGCTGTGGGCACAGACGTGGCCAAAGACTACCTGCTGCAAGACCGCCTCAAACTGGCTGACGGCCCAGGCGCAATGCACTTCCCGCAGGCCATCGACACCGAATGGTTCGACGGCATGGTGGCCGAGCGCGTCACCATCGTCCACAGGGGCGGCAAAGCTATCCGCCGCTGGGTCAACCCACCCGGCGTGCGCAACGAGCCCACCGACTTATCCGTTTACAACCTGGCCATTGCCTACAAGCTGGGACTGCACAAACTCACCCAGCTCGACTGGCGGCAGTGGCGCGACAAGCTCATCCCCAAAAACCTTGACCTCTTCGCCCAAGCCACCCAGGCCACCCCGGCAACCCCCTCGCCAGCCATTACCCCTGCACCACTGCCCACGCCACTCCCAACGCCAGTGCCTACACCAACGCCAACACCCGGAGAATCTGTCGGAATTTCCGACAGGTTGACCACTCCGGCACCGCCAGCACCACCAGCCCCAACACCCACCCCGGCCCAGGCAACCCAGCCCACCCCAGCACCTACGCCCCACACACCGCCCACCCCACCCGCCAGCCATCTGCGCCCCATACCCATCCAGCACCACAGCCCAGCCGCCCGGCAAAAACCCCGCATGCTCAAAAAAGGCTATCGGCCATGACCACACCACCCAACACCACCACCCAAGCCGACACCGCCCCACCAAACAGCCCCGACGAACACCTGCTGGAGCAGTGGACACGCTGGCAACAGACCCGCCGCTACTACGTGCCGACCCAATCAGCCCACGCCATCGGCAGACACAGCAGCAGCCACCCAGCACCCAACCTGCCAGAGCCCGATGCAACCGTGTGCAGCGCCAAAATGCACGCGCTCAACCGCGCCATCACAGCCCAGCCGCGTGATCAGCTCGAAACCCAGGCCTTCCTCCTGTACTACGTGCAACGCGTGCGCCCAATCAAAACCATTGCCGACTACCTCGGCATCAGCCGCCAGCACTGCTACCGCCTGCAAAAACAGTTCGTGGCCCGCGTGCTTGTGGCGGCCAAACAGATTGAGGCAGAAGAACGGGCCGCTGCTGAATTCCACACCGCCACGGCGCTGGATGCCGGTGCAAAAAATTGAGGGGCAGGCCATGCATCTTCTGCAGCTTGAACGGGTAAACCTGGCCATGAGGAAGCCAGCTGGCACACCGTGGCCAAAACCTTCACTGAAAAGCAGATCGCCTACTTTGCCACCTGGCGTGGTGACGAACCCGACCCGAATTAGAGCGCCCGAGCCGCGCCCGTGTTTAATGCGCTGCGCCTTGACTGCCAGCGTGGAAAGCTGGAACTCTCCCCCCCCCGCCTGCTGTGGCATCTACTCACTGGGAGCGCGGTGGGAGCCGCACGACATGACAGAGCCAATACACCCGCGCATGCAGCTGCTGATTGATGTCATGCCAATTCCTGGACAAACAATCAGCGTCAGACACGCCGCAAAAATCCTGGGACGCATTGAAATAGAGGTGCTGGATTTGGTAGCCGATGGGCAAATCATGTCCTGGACGCACAGTCCATCGAACGGGGTGCAACACCGCTACACCAACCACATAACCAATGAGGAAAAGTGGCTTCCGCGCATTGCAGCCGACACCGACCCGTGGACTGTTTGGCTGGATGGGGACGATGTGGCACGGTGGTGTTGTATGCAGTTCGAGCGCATGCTACACGCCACCGATGATCCGCCAAAAGAGGCCGTAGAGCGCCGCCTGCAATACGCCAGAGACATGTGGCTAAGATGCAGATAGCACCAGCAGCGCAACCCGCCAAGCGCGGATAAGCGCCGCCAGCTAGGGGAAATCAACACCCCCGAAAGATGATCTGCAAATCAATTTTTTGGAGTGCAGATCGATGAGCATCGCGACAGTTAAACACAGCGCCGCCACCCGCCGCGCCGCCAGCGACCCCCAGAGCTTCCCGCCGTTGGAGCTGGTCAACCGCCCGACCGTGCCGACCGACCAAGCCGCGCACTACCTGCTGCGCCGCCCACAAACACTTCGGGCATGGGCCATGAAGGATGGCTCCGGCCCACTGCGCCCATTGCGAATTCAAGGCCGCCTTGCCTGGCCCGTTGCAGATCTGCTCCGCCTGCTGGGTGCCGCAGCTGAATTCAACGGCAACAAATAGCAAAAAGCTATGCTGAAAGCATGGCACGTTAAATGCAATCGCATAAAGCGTGTCATGCGTTTTCAATAGTTTTCCGCTATTACCACACGGCAGCGCCATCCGTCAAGCCTTGAATTGTCACCGCCAGAAGTGACAAAAAAAGCGTTGCTTGCGCGGTGATGCGGGGTCAAAAATCCGAGCCAACCAGAACCGCAATCCCTGCGCCACCCGGAGCCCCGCCGAACCCATGTTGACCGTCCGCCGCACCGCTGGTGACCTGCAAAGCGTCATCTCAGCCATACCCAACGTGCCGCGCCGCGTCATCCCCTATGCGGCCTCCACTGCGCTCACCCGCGTGGCCAAGCATGCAGCCACCACCGTGCTGCCCGCTGAAATGCGGAAAAACTTTTCCAACCCAACCAGCTACACCCTCAACTCCCTGCGCGTAGTGCCATCCACCACCGACACGCTCAGCGCCCGCGTGATGGTGAAAGACAAAGCCGCAGGCCTGCCCCAAGAGCGGTATTTGCTGCCAGAGGTAGAAGGCGGCCAGCGCAACCGCAAGGGTCTGGAATCCGCACTGGGGTACATGGGCATTTTGCGCAGCGGCCAATACGCCATGCCAGGCAAAGCGGCGACGCTGGATGCATCGGGCAACGTCAGCGGGGCGCAAGTGCGCACCATCTTGGCTGCGCTCAAAAACATCCGGGGCGGGGTCACTGGCAAAGGCCAGCGCAAAGGCCGGGGCAAAAAACTGGCCAATGACATTTTTGCCGACAAGCCAATGGGCGGCAACCGCCCCAGCGGCATCTACCGGCGCGAGGGCAAACGCCTGCGCCCCCTGTTCATCTTCACCGACAAAGCCCCTACCTACGCCCCCGCGCTCGATTTCACGGGCACGGTACAAAGCGTGGTGCTTGACCGCTTCCGCCCTGAGTTTGAACGTGCTGTGGCCGACATGCTGAGTAAAGGAGCCCGAGCATGACCACCTACGCCGAGCTGCTGACCCGCAAAGCCAACTACCTGGCCGCTGAGGCCAAGGCCCTGCAAGCGCAGGAATACAGCATGGGCAGTGGCGGTGCTGCCCGCAGGCTGGCCCGTGCCGACCTGGCCGAAATCCGCGCCGCCATCACCGAGCTGGACAACCTCATCGCCAGCCACCCCGACAACCCCGCCCGCACCCGCCGCCGCGTGTACACCCTGCGCCCCGCGTGCTGACCATCGCCCATGACCAACCTCAACCTGATTGACCGCGCCCTGCTGCCCGTTGCGCCCACCCTGGTGGCCCGCCGGGTGAAGTCGCGCATGCAAGTCAACGCCATGACGGCAGCCGCCAGCAGCATGCAGGCCAGCGCCCCAGGCGCAGGCGGTGGCACGGGTGGCAGCGGCGCAGGCACCCGCTGGTGGAACCCGTTTGCCCGCGATGCCCGCGCCGACACCCTCAAACACCTCACCACCCAGCGTGCTGCCAGCCGCGAGCTGTACAGCACCAACGCCATTGCAGCCGGAGCCATCAACACCGATGTGGAGCGCGTAGTGGGCACCGGCCTGGCACTGGTAGCTGCTCCACACCGTGGCGTGCTGGGCTGGTCAGAAGATCAGACCCAAGCCTGGAAGGCCAAAACCCAGGCCGAGTTCAGTTTGTGGGCCGACAGCACCGACTGTGACTGGACTGGCGAGCAAAACTTCTACCAGTTGCAGGCCCTGGTCAAACGCAGCGCCAAAACCAGCGGCGACTGCTTCACCTTGCTGCCAATGGCCGAGCGCACCCGCATGCAGCCCTACGGCCTGCGCCTGCAAGTGATTGAGGCCGACCGCGTGGGCAACCCAATGGGCAAAGCCGACAGCGCAGAGCTGGCCGGTGGCATCTCATTCAGCAATGGCCGCCCCGTGTCCGCATTCGTATACGACACCCACCCCGGCTCCACCAGCTGGTGGAGCGGTGCCCGCTTCAGTGGCCAGGCAGTGGATTTTGTGGGCGCAACGGGCCGCCGCCACATCCTGCACCACTACCACAAGCAGCGCCCAGACCAGCCACGGGGCACACCCTACCTGGCCCCGGTTATCGACCTGATCAAACAGATTGGCCGCTTCACCGAAAGCGAAATCACCGCCGCCGTTCTCAACTCGTTCTTCACCGTGTTTTACGAGAGCGGCACATCCAACGGCGGCAACCCCCTGGGTGATGCTGCCCTGGCCTCGCACGAGGCATCCGGCTCCAGCCAGCCAGATGGCGCAGACCAGGGCGATGAAAGCGAAGTGGCCCTGGGCATGGGTGCAATGGTCGAGCTTCCCCCCGGTGTCAAAGCCAACTTCGCCGACCCCAAGCGCCCCAACCCAAACGCCGAGGGCTTCATCCACATGCTGGTGGGCCTCATCGGCATGGGCCTGGGTATTCCCCGCGAGCTGCTGCTGAAGCAGTTCAACAGCAGCTTCAGCGCAAGCAAGGCCGCCCTGTTGGATGCCTGGGTTCACTTCCGCGTGGAGCGTGCCTGGCTCTCACTCAGCCTGTGCCAACCCGTGTACGAAACATGGATGGCCGAGGCCGTGTTCCTCGGGCGCATTCAGGCCCCCGGCTTTTTCTCCGACCCCCTGCTGCGCTGGGCCTACACCCGCGCCGCCTGGCCTGGCGACAGCATGGGGTCAATCAACCCCAAAGATGAAGTGGCCGCCTACACCGCCGCCATCGATGCCCGCCTGATGACCCGCGAGCGGGCCGAGTGGGAGCTGGGTGGAACCGATTGGAACGAGACATTCGACCAAAAGCTGGCCGAGCACAAACGCCTGGCCGCCAATGGCCTGCTGCCCATCCCCAAAGCTGGGGCCGCTGCGCCCCAGGCCAGCAACCAACCCGAGCCAGCTGCCCCATGACAAAGCACTACCCCCACCTGTCATCGCGCGTGTTCAACACGCCATTGATGATGCACCCCGGCAAGCTCGATGCCATCCTGGCAGGCATTGGCGACCGCCTGCTGGGCCAGCACATCCAACTGCCCCCCGGCCTGGCCACCGCCGATGCCAACCTGCTGCCCGCCGACATGTTCGCTACAACCCGTGCCACACCGCACGATGATGGGTACATGGTGGCCGACGGCGTAGCCGTCATCTCCGCAATGGGCGCACTCGTGCATCGCAGCCGGTTTGACTACGCCGATTGCAGCAGCTTTTTGGGCTACAACGAGCTGGCCGCCAAACTCGAATCAGCCCACGCCGACCCCGCCGTGCATGCCATCCTCCAGGTGTACGACTCCCCCGGTGGCGAGGTATCTGGCGCGTTTGAGTACGCCGACCGCGTCATGGCCATGCGTGGCAAAAAGCCCATGTGGGCCATTGCCGACAGCATGGCCGCCTCCGCCGCCTACCTGGGCGGCAGCGCGTTTGATCAACTCTCCGTCTCAGCCACCGGCTACGTGGGCTCCATCGGCGTGGTCATGCGGCATGTGGACATGTCGCAGCGCCTCAAAAACGAGGGCATCACCATCACCGACATTTTTGCCGGTGACCGCAAGGTGGACGGCAACGCCCACCAGCCCCTTCCCCCCGAAGTGCTGGCCCGCCTGCAAGACGAAGTCAACGCCCTGTACGAGTTGTTCGTGGGGGCCGTGGTGCGCCAAACCGACCTCAGTGCCGCCGCCGTGCGGGCCACCCAGGCCGAAATCTACCGGGGGCAGACCGCCGTCAACAAAGGCCTGGCCGCCCGCGTGGCCACCACCGACCAACTCATCCAAGAACTGGCCGCGCTCCGTTCGCGGTCGTACCCCGCCGGGCCGACCGCCCGCATCACCACTGCTGACACACAAGGAGCCACCATGTCCAGCACCACCCCCCCCACCAGTGGCGGTCAACCAGCCGCCACATCCACCCCGCCAACCGCTGCCCAGGCCACCGCCAGCACGCAACCAGGTGCAGCCTTTTCCAAGGCCGACCTGGACAACGCAGTGGCCGCCGCCCTGGCACAAGGCCGCGCAGAGGGTGCAGCTGCTGAGCGTGCCCGCATTGCCGACGTTCGCGCCCAAAGCCTGCCCGGCCACCAGGCACTGATCGACACACTGGCCGCCGACGGCCACACCACCGGCCCACAGGCCGCCTCCATCGTGCTGGCAGCCGAGCGCAAATTGCGCGAAACCCAGGCCAGCGCCGAGGTGCACGACGCGCCCAAGGCCGCCAAAACCTCCGCCGCCACAGACCACGGCACACCCGCCAAACGCCTGCCCAACGCATCGGCAGCTTACGGCGCACTCAACCGCCGCGCCCCCGCTGCCCACACCGCCTGATTACCCAGGCCCACCACCAAAACCAACCCAAAGGCAACCACCATGAGCCTCAAAACCTCCACCCTGGGCACAGGCGCATTCCTGAAAAGCGAAGGCCCCGGCCACATCTCCCGCGACACCATCACCATTCCCAGCGGCACAGGCGTGGTGCTGGCTGGCACCGTGCTGGGCAAGGTCACTGCCAGCGGCAAATACGTGCCGTACAACGATGACGGCACCGATGACGGCAGCCGCACCGCCGCCGCCATCCTGCTGGCCGACGTGGATGCCACCAGCGCAGACACCACCGCCGTGGGCATCACTCGCCTGGCCGAGGTGTGGACAGACCGCCTCATCTGGGGCGCAGGTGTCACCACCAACACCGAAAAGACCAACGGCCTCGCCGATCTGGCCGCCAAGCTGGTCATTGCCCGCTGACACCGCGCCCGCACACCACCCCAAATTCAAAAGGACACCGAAATGGACTTTTCACTCGAAACCCTCACGGCAGCCATCAACGACCTGCCCCACCTCCCAACCCAGTTGGGTGACTCCGGCCTGTTTGAATACGCTGGCGTATCCACCCTGACCGTCGATGTGGAGAAAAAAGGCCACACCCTGGGCCTGGTCAGCACCGCCCCCCGTGGCGCATCCGGCGAAGCAATGGGCCGCGCACAGCGCGAGCTGCGCAACTTCCGCATCCCCCACCTGCCCATGTTCGACCAGATCATGGCCGACGAAGTGCAAGGCGTGCGCGAATTCGGCACCACAAACCAGCCAGAGCCGCTGGAGCGCCGCATGCAAGAAGTGATGAGCCTGGGCAAAGGCAAGCTGGACTACACCCTGGAGGCCCACCGCGTTGGCGCACTCAAAGGCATCGTGCTGGACAAAGACGGCTCCACGCTCTACAACTTCTTCACCGAATTCGGCGTTGAACAGCAGGTGCATTCGTTCGAGCTGGATCAGGCTGGAACCGACGTTCGCGCTGAATGCGACCTGGCACTGGACAAAATCAGCGATGAACTGGGCGGCGTGATGATGACCGGCGCTGTGGCCTGGTGCGGCAAAAACTTCTTCAACAAGCTCATTGCCCACCCCAGCGTCAAAGCCACCTACCTCAACCAGGTGCAGGCTGCCGAGCTGCGCGGCAAAGTGCCTGACAGCGTGGACATTGGCGGCATCACCTTCATCCGCTACCGTGGCAAAGTGGGCAGCACCCCGCTGATTGGTGACGATGACTCGTACACCGTGCCCACTGGCGTGCCCGGCCTGCTGATTGGCCGCTTCGCCCCCGCTCCGTACAACGAAACGGTCAACACCATCGGCCTGCCAATCTATGCCAAGGCCCTGGAAAAGCGCAACGGCACCGGCTGGGACTTGGAAATGCAGAGCAACCCCCTGCACATCCTCACCCGCCCCCGCGCCGTCATCAAAGGCACCTTGACCTGACCACCGGCCCGGCCATGATCGACATTGAAGCCGACCTTGCAGACGTGTTCTACGCGCCCGGTGACTTTGCCAACGAGTTTGTCAGGCAGCGCCCTGGCGTTGCCGACAAAACCGTGAGCGGCATCCCCGCCAGCGAAGAACTGGAAGGCCTCTCAGGCCGCGCCCTGGCCACCCAGCGGCAACTGCTGCTGCCAGCCTCAGCCGCCGTAATGCGCGACGACACCCTCACCGCCAGCACCGCCATCCCCCAATGGGGCTCAGCCGCTGGCGACACGTTCAAGGTGCTCGACCTTGAGCGCGTGGCAGACGGCGCTGAGGTGCTGGCCCACATCGGCAAGGCAGGCGCACCATGACCCTCAGCATTGCCACCCACGGCCACGACTGCGTCATCGGCTCCGCCATCGTCAGCGCCCTGCAAACGCAATTTGCAGGCACAGGCGTGGTGGTGCGCGACAACCCAGTGCGGGCCGCCATGCTGGAAGAGGGCAGCCAGCAAGTTATTTTTGAAGATCAGGCCAACCGCCGTGGCACGGGCGGCGTACCGGCCCAGCGCACCTACAGCTTCTCGGTTGCCGCGCTCAGCCGCGATGAAGATGCCCGCACCCAGGCTCACACCCTGTACCAAACCGCCCGCCGGGTGGTGCTGGGCATCATGCCCGCGCTCACCGCAGCCGGTATCACCATCGCAGCTGGCGGCGTGGTCGAGGGCGATGTGACATACCGCGTTGAAAACCTCGACGTGGGCGGTGGCCTGGTGCTGGGCCTCTTCACCATCCAGTACCGCCACGCCGCCACCGCGTAACCACCCAACCACCACCATCCCAGAAAGCCCACCACCATGACCGCAACCATTGCACAAGCCATCCTCGGCGCAGGCAGCGTCCGCCTCAACTTCTACAACCCAGTCACCCAGGCATGGGGCGGGCTGGGCGACCCGCTCGGTGCTGACAAGTTCGAGATTTCGCCCAAATCCGAAACCAAAGAAAAAACCTCCAAACAGCGTGCCAGCTACGGCCAGTCCATCGCGTCAGTCGTGCTGGGCAAGCCAACTGAAATCGCTATCACCCTCTCCGCACTCGACCGCGAAGCCCTGGCCGCCCAATTCCAAGGCACCCTGTCGGCCTGGACGCAATCTGCCGCCGTATCAGCTCCATACACCGTCACTGCCAAGCTGGACAAGTGGGTGCCAATCGGCAAGCGCAACTTGGTCGGTGAAGGACTGACAGTCACAAACAGCGATGGAACCACACCCTACGCGCTGGGCACCGACTACGAAATCAACTACTGGCGCGGAGAATTCAAGGCCATTGGCACGGGCGCAATCACTGCCGACCAGTCCATCAAAGTCACCGCCGCCGCAAACGCCATCGAGGGCACCCAAATTGCCGGTGGCACCCGCCCGCAAATCCGCCTGCATGCCGTGTTTGAAGGCATCAACCAGGTGGACGGCAAAGAAATCGAGTGCGAAGCATGGGAGGCCGTGGTCACCTCCGATGCCGGGTTCGACTTTTTGGCCAGCGACTTCGGCGGCATCGAGCTGAAAGGCACGCTGGTCATCCCGGCTGGCAAGTCTGAGCCCTACGTCGTGCGCATGAAGAACTGATTGCCACCAGCCGCCGCCGCCGCCCACCAGCACACCCCCACCCACCACGCATAGCCACAGCAGCCCATGTCAGATCCTCAAATCAAGTACGACATCAAAGCCGACGTGTCCGGCGATGCCGAGGCTGACAAGCTGGCTACCGCGTTGCGTGGCGTGGGCGATGTGCTGGAAGGCGACCTGCAAACAAGCGCACAAGAGGCAGCCAAAGCCCTTGAGGCACTGACCGCAAAACAGCGGGCAGTTGAAGAATTTGCCCGCCTGAAGGCCGAGGCCAGAGAAACCGCCACCGCCCTGGATGCCGCCACAAAAGCCGTGGACGCACTGGGCAACGAGCTGCCCAAAGCCTCAGCCAACACCCGCACGCTGGCCGAGGCCGAAAAGGCAATGGCCGCCGAGCTGGAAAAGTCACAAGCCGAGCTGGACAACAAAAAGAAGGCGCTCGCGCAACTGCGTGAAGAGACCGCCAGCGCAACCAAGCGAACCGACGAATACAAGGCATCCGAGGCGGGGCTGAAGTCAGAAATCGCGGCCACGTCAGCCGAAATCAAAACCCGAAAAACAGACCTCGCCTCCATCAGCCAGGGCCTGACCCAAGCCCAGGCCGCCGAAGCCGCGCTCTCCAAAGAGTACCAGCGATCCACCACCGAGCTGGAAAAGTCAAGAGCTGAGCTGGCCAGCAAAAAACAGGCGCTCGCGCAGCTACGCGAAGAAACCGCCAGCGCAACCAAGCGCAACGAAGAATACAAGGCAGCCGAGGCCGGGCTGAAAGCTGAAATCGCGGCCACGTCAGCCGAAATCAAAACCCGAAAAGCCGACCTCGCTGCCACCACCCAAGGCTTGGCCCAAGCCCAGGCCGCCGAAGCCGCCCTCTCAAAAGAGTACCAGCGATCCACCGCTGAGCTTGAAAAGTCAAGATCTGAGCTGGTCAGCAAAAAACAGGCGCTCGCGCAACTGCGTGAAGAAACCGCCAGTGCAACCAGGCGCACCGAAGAATACAAGGCCGCCGAGGCTGGGCTGAAAGCTGAAATCGCGGCCACGTCAGCCGAGATCAAAAACCGAAAAGCCGACCTCACATCGGCCACCCAGGGCCTGACACAAGCCCAGGCAGCCGAAGCCGCGCTCACCAAAGAATACAAGCAGGCCACCGCCGAGGCCGCCAAAGCCTCCGCAGAGCTGGGCGGCTACAACCGCAAGCTGGACGAATCCCGCACGGCCCTCAAGGCCGCTGGTATCGACACCGGCAAACTGTCGCAGGCAAAGCAGAATTTGAGCAAGGCAGTCTCTGTCGCTCAAGCCGACCTGAAAAAGCTGGGCGAAACATCAGTGGCCTCTGGTGCTGCCATGCAGCGCAGCGGTAAAGATGCGGCAACTGGCATTGAAGAAATCAGCACGCAATTGCAGCGCGTGCAAAACGCCTACATTGCATTGCAGGGCGGTGGCGAGCTGGGCAGCATGATCAAAAGCGCCCTGGACACTGCCGATGCCTACAACAACCTCGAAAGCCGCATCAAGCTGGCGGCGGGTGGTGGCAAGGACTTTGCTCAAACCATGCAGGACGTGGCAGACATCTCGCTGCGCACGCATTCATCGCTTGAAACGACTGGCGACCTGTTCGCCAAACTGACCATGTCCGGCAAGAGCGCCGGCCTTTCAGCCAAAGATGCCCAGGCCCAGGCGCTGGCGCTGACAGAGAGCATCAACCAGGCGGTGCAGCTCAGCAGTGCCAGTGCCCAGGCCAGCGATGCAGCCATCACACAGCTGGTGCAGGGCCTGAATGGCGGCGCACTGCGGGGTGATGAGTTCAACAGCGTGATGGAGCAAAGCCCACGCCTGGCGCGAGCAATGGCAGACGGCCTGGGTGTGACCACTGGTGAACTGCGCAAGATGGCCGAGGCGGGCGCACTGACCGCTGAAACGGTCATCCGTTCGCTGCGCAGCCAGTCTGACACGCTGAAAACCGAATTCCAGAGCCTGCCGCCCACCGTGGGCCGTGCCATACAAGACCTGGGCACCGCCTGGATGCTGTACGTGGGCGAGGCCGACAAAGGCACAGGGGCCAGTGTGGCCGCTGCCCAGGCCATTGGCCTGCTGAGCACCAACCTGAAGACGGTGGCCGGGTTTCTGATCGACGCTGGCCAGGCGGCTGCTGGTCTCGCTGCGCTCAAACTTGCCCAGCACTTTTTGGGGATCGGGGCGGCGGCCACGGCCAGCGCCACAGCCATCACGGCCACGGCCGCAGCTACCACAGCCGCCGGGGCCGCAGCGGCCACCACCACGGTGCAGATGGGGCGCATGGCCACCATGCTGGCGACACTGCGAGCGTTCACGCTGATCGGCATCGTCACCAATTTCAAAGACATTGGGACGTGGATCGGTGAATCGATTGCCAAGCTGCAAGGCTACAAGGATCAGACCGAGGAGCTGATCAAACAAGAGGAGGTTCAGCGCAAGGCGTTGCAGGAAAAGAAGAATCAGCAGCTGCTGGCGAACGATGCAATCAAGGCCGCCGAAAACGCTCAGATGGGCCTGACAAAAGCCACGGCGGCCACTGTCGATAAATTCGAGCAGCTTGTCAAAAGTGGGAAAAGCGCATCCGAGGCCATCGCTGACATTGGGAAAGACTTTGATCTCAGCAAGTTGCCAGGCATCCGCGATGCGGGCATAGTGCTCAATGCGCTGGTTGCCAAAGGGAAGATCACAGCAACAGAATTTCAGCAGGCATGGGCCGACGCACTCAAGGGCGAAGACCTTGCCGTGTTTGCTGCCAAGGCCGGTGCCGCGTTTGACAGTACCGGCAGGGATGCCGATGTGGCCGCCAAAATCACCGAACAGGTGTTGATCGCCGCTGTTGGCCGGGCCGGGGCCAGCTATGAGGCACTGGCGGGCAAAGTCAGCAAAGCCAGTGCCAGCGCCATCAACGACACCCAAGCCATCATCAATGGCCTGGGGCAGCTCGAAAAGATGGGCATCGACACCGGGGCCGCGCTGCAAGCCAGCATCGGAAACGGCATCAACACGGCCAACACACAAGCGGCCCTGGATGCAGTCAAGGCCCAAATCGAGCAAGTGCGCCGGGTGCTGGGTGAGAAGGTTGCCAATGACCTGCTTGATCAGCTCAGCGACAAGTCAAAAAAGCTCAACAAGGACTTGCAAGAAACAGAACAGGCGTTCGCACGGCTGGGCATCAAAAGCCAGAGCAGTCTGAAGGACATGGCTGATCAGGCTGCAAAAGACTTTCAGCGCGTGCGTGAAAGCGGAGACACCACGGCGGCATCGCTGGCTGAAGCGTGGAGAAATATGGCTGAGTCAGCCATCGCAGCCAACGGCGGCTTGGCCACCGAAACCCTGAAAGCCCAGGCCGCCATGTACGGCCTGCGCGTTGAGGTGGATGCCGTTGGCAAGGCCACCGTCACCAGCATGGCCACGGGCGTGGAGTCCATGCAGCAGTACGCCCAGGCCGTGCGCCAAACATCTGATGCTGTGGAGCTGCTGAACACCAAATACCAGCTGGCCAGCCAGTACAGCCAGCGCCAAGTCGAGCTGCTGCACCAAGAGATGGATGCCCGCGAAGCTCTGATGGACTTGAAACAGCGCGAAATCGACCTGGAAAACCGCCGCCGGGGTGTAGATCGTGAAGGTTTCCGGCTTGACCGAAACGGCAACCGCGAAGTGCAGCAGCTGCAAACGCAGCGCAGCGTGTACGACAACGCCAAAGGCCAGGGCCTGAGCGATGCAGAAGCACTGGAACTGGCCAGGCGGTTTGTCAGCGACTACGGAGAGCTGACGGGTGCAGCCTCTGCCGACTCAAGCCGGGGTGAAAGCTGGGGCACCGAGCTGCAAAAGGCCATTGATGCAGCCGTGCTGGCCAATGCGGCCAAAGCAGCGCAGGCAGCCACCAGACAGCCCGCCGCCACCCCAGCCAACCAGGCCCAGCAAGCCGCAGGCGCGGCCAAAACCTACAACGTCACATTCGGCGGTCGCACGGTCAAAACTGCCAGCGATGCCGACGCACAGGCTTTGATGCAAATGCTCAACGATGCCCGTCTATCGGCCTGACCGCACCTGAACCAGCCCAGCCAGCACAACCGCCACCATGCCCACCATCACCCTCACACACCCCACAGCAGGCCCAGGCAGCACCCCGCTGGCCCTGACCCTGCCTGATGATTTTTTGTGGACAGACG